TGACGCCCGTCTTCAGACGAACGGTCGGACGGAGAACGGCTGCGCCCTGGTACGCGAGCTTGACTTCGGAATCGTAGCTGGCGATGGCCGCGTTGGTGGTTGCACTGTAAGTGCCGCCGAGAGAAACAGACATGGTTGAAACCTCAGAGATGAGTGGAGATGGTGAACCCGCCGAATTCCACGGCGCGTGCTCGACTCGAGGTCCCGCTTGCGCGGCTCTATCTCGCCTTGCAGCGTGTCGTGCTGCGTCCGGCTGACGTTGACTGCGGCTCTTGCGAGGTCCCGCGTCTTGTCAGGCTATAGCTTGGCGGCTCTTGCGAACCGCCAAGGTGTAGCCTTTAGGCTGCCTGCGAGTTGAAATACTCCACTCGCTTCGCTTCGACCATTGCCCGGTACTTCGGGTCCGTCTCATACAGGCGCTTGCCGTCGGGGCCAACGCGCGCCTGCATTTCGTGGATGGCCTGCAAACCGCCCACGACCACGGCATCGCCACCGTCGCCCGGCTTTGGCACCGCCGGTTGCCGCGTCTTCGCGACGACAGCCTCGACGGCCTTGAACACTTGCGCCGCGTTGCGGTCGCTCATGGCCGAACGGAACGCGTTGAACTCTTCGCCCGTCAGGTTGGCCTTGGCCCACACCGACACGCGGTTGATGCGCGCATCCGCGCCCGCCCCAAGCTCCGCCTTGACGTCCGACATGTTCGGCGTCTGGGCCGCCTCGTACTGCGCGAACATCCCGAGCAGGTCGTTGTACGCTTTTTGCGAGACCTGGTTTTCTGCCGCCCATCCGGTGAAGGTGGAAAACAGTGGGTGCTCTGCATCGAACGTGCCTTCCACGCCTTCGGGCGGGGGAGGCAACTCGTACTTGCCGTCCTTCGGCGCCCCGACGAATGCGCCGAGGCGCTTTTCGAGGTGGGCATACGCTTCGGCCTGGGCCGAAAGCGTCTTGTACTTGTCGGCCTTGTACCATTCCGGCATCTTGCCGACGCCCTTGACACCGTCCGCAAAGAACCACTCGGGGCCGTCGTCCGGCTTGGGGTCCGGGGTGGGCTCGGGCGTGGGATCCGCCGCGGGTTCTTCAGGGATGATCGACTTGACGGCGGGCGCAGCGGCAACCGGAGTCGTTGTCGGGTCGGGGGTCGTCGGGGTTGTGACGGCCGCAGGTGCCGAAGGATCGGCTGCGGGTGTCGTCTGGACGGGATCGGTCATGTGCGATTATCTCCTAGTGAGGGTGGTTGTCAAGTTTCGTCGAGCGTGAGCGACGTACGCTCAGAGCCAGTCATGTCTGCAACGATGCGGTCCTTCGTATCGGCGATGTCGCGGATGGTCACGGTGGCATTGCCGCCGCCCAGATCGACGATCTCTGTCTTGCCCGCGGCCACGGCCACCAGCAAACGCAGGATCTCGGCGGCGGTGTAGCCCGACTCAATGACCTCGGTCCAAGGGTTCGACGCGCTGCCGGCGTCGTTCAGCTTCTCGCCCATCGTCCCGGCGGTGTTGTTCGCGGCGGCAAGCGCCGACCAGACCGCTTCGCCCACGTTCGCCGTCGACAAGCCCGTGCCGGTGACGACGATGTCCGCGCTCATGGCGCCCGTGCCGGTGAGCGTCGGGCTCATGCTCGAGGCGCCAGTGAGGGCTGCGATCAGTTCGCCCAGCCCCGTGGCCGTGCCGTCGGCATCGCCCGTGCCGCTCAGTGCGGCGGCGAGCTGCAGGAACGCCTGCACGTCGGCCGAGGAGACGGTGCCGCTGCCGGTGATGGCTGCGACCAGTTGCACGATCAGGCTGCCGATCGCCGTCAGTTCGCCCGTGCCGGTGAGGGCAGCTTCCGCGAGCTTGACCGCCCAGGCATCCGCGTCGGAGATGTCGCCCGTGCCGGTGAGCGTGTTGCGCGCGGCGAGCGCCCCGGCCTGCTGCGGCATCATCCACGCGCTCGGATGGCGGTTGCCGCTCGGGATGCTCACCAGTTCGCTGGTAACCCCCTCCCCGGCCGTTAGGTTGCGCATCGCCGCCGTGCGCGCGTAGTTCTGCAGTCTGACCGAGGGGTACGCATTGTTCGACGCGGTCGCGCCGAATATCTGGTACGCGCCCAGCGTGTCGCGAAAATTGTTCGCGAGCAGACCCATCAACTGCCGCCGTAAGCGTAGTCGAAGTCGACGTTGATCGTGCCGGCCGAGGTCGTCGCGCCTGTCTGGAACAACAGGAACTGGATGTTGGCGCCGTCGGGGATCTTGCGCATCGACGGCAGCGCGTTGACGAAATCGACCTTGTTGTACAGGCCCGTCGCCGGCACCGGGACCGTCCACAGCGGCTTGCACAAGCCGATGATGACCGTGCCCGAGGCGTGCGCCGTGCCCGACCACACCAGCGAGACGATGTCCGACACGCCCGTATCGCCCGCCGCGAGCGGCAGGAACGGGTTGTACTTGTTCGCGGCCGCGCCCGTGTTCAGGAGCTGGCCGACGCCCAGCGAAGCCGTCGAGGTGAACGTCGTCGTGGCACCTGCGCCGCCGCCCGTGTCAAGGTAGTTGATAACGCACGTCGGGGCGTTCGCGCCCATGATGGTGTCGACCGCGACGAACAGCCGCAGCCCCTGCCCGTTCGGGTAGCGATCGCCCTTGCCTGCACCCGCACCGATGGCCGTCATCGTCACGGTCTTGGTGCCGGTGGTGGAGACGTTCGTGCCAGACAAGGGAACGAAGCCGACGAGGTCGATCGCCATGATGTACCACGGCGCACCCGCCGCCGCGACCACAGCCGCGCCCGCACTCAGGAAGTGTTTCGTCGCCGGGTCGACGTCGCCGCCCGTGTAGATGGTGCCTTCGCTCCACGTATCGTCGGTCGGGACGTACGTCAGGTCCGACCCGGTGAACGTCGCGGCCGGGGGATAGCCCGCCATGCCAGAGAGCAGCGTCCAGGTGCCCGCGGTCTGCGCGGCGTTGAGCGTCTTGGTCGTGACGACCGTATCGCCCTTGCCGTTCTCCGTGAGCTGCGTAATCAGGTCGTCTTGGCTCGTGAATCCCATATGCGCCTCAATTCCAGAATGTTTCGACGATGCCGGCGAGGATCGAACTCGCGAGCGACCCTGCGTAACCCGCGGCCAGCAAGCCGAGGACCGCACCGTCCTTGATCTGCGGCGCACCCGCCGCGTGAATGAGTGACTGAAACTCCGCGCAGGAGCCGTAGCTTTCGAGGTTGCCGCTGGTGGTGCGGCGGCATTCCTGCGCGACGAAGTGCTTCAGCAGCGGCTTGACGATGACCAGCGCCATCAACCCGCCGCCTGCGGCCGTGAACGTGACCGACTCGATCGAGCGCACGCCCGAGTCACCCGCCTGCAGGTAGACGAACGGGTTGTAGGAGGCGCCCGCGCCACTGGCGTTGACGACTTGGCCGCCGCCAGCAACCACGAACGTGAACGTGTTCTGCGACACGCGACCGCCGACGCCGTCCTGGTTCGTGTACGTCATCGTGAACTGCCCGGTGGTCGAGGCCGCCGACTGCGCCACGCAGACGACTTGCCCCGAGCCGTAGCGCGGCAACGTCACCGTGTTGTCGAGGTCCTGCTGCTCGCCGACCGCGTCCGTGTCGACGAACGGGTAGTAGAGCAGGTAGTCGCACAGCGCGATCTCTTGTCGTCCGTTGGTGGTCGATGTTGCGCTCGAGGCGCTGGTCATTAACCGCAGGTTGTTCAGGTGCTGCGTGGCCGGGGACACCGTCGGCAGGAAGATGCCGCGCGTCGGGTCGACCTCGGCCGCGACCAGCGGCGTCGAGGCGTAGAAGTTGGCCGGCGGCGAGCCCGCGAAGTAGGTGTAGTCGACCCAGCCGTTGGTCGTGGTGGCGGCCGAGGCCACCGCCTTGCGGAAAGACGTCGTCCACACTTGGCCGCTTTCATCGGCGGCGGCGTACTCCGACACCGTCGAAAAGCCCATTACACACACCGCCCCGTGAGCGACGCGGCGGCCTGCATCCACGTCACCTTCGCCTTGTCCGCAAAGCTCAAGCCGCCCTCGCCCGCGCAGACGGCGCGACGCGGCGCCATGATCTGGCCGGTGCAGTCGCAGTTGCGCTTGATGATCGGCTCGGCGCCTTCGACCGGCGTCACCTTCACGCCCTTGAGGCAGTCGGCGCAGTAGTACAGCGGCGGGCCGATCAAGTCCCACATGCGCCGCTCGAGCGCGGTGCGCGCGTCCTGACTCACGATTCCGTCACCGTCAGCGCGCCGCCCGCGAATTGCGGAGTGATGCCCGACGACACCGCGAGCGAGGCGTTCAGCGCGCCTTGGTGCCAGACGTTACCGGCGCCGCTCGAGGCCGTGCCCGTGGCGACGTGCGTCAGGGTCGCACCGGTCACGCCGCACTGCGCGAAGCTGATCGTCGCCGCGTTCGCCGTCGCGCCGCCCGAGGCCGCGTCCCATCCCGTCGAACGAGCGACCGCGACGCGCGCGTAGTTGGTATACGCCGTCTCGTTCGTGGTTTGGTCGTTGCCCGTGCCCGGCGAGGCCGTGTGCAGCGAGACGTAGGTGTTCGTGAGCGGCGAGGCCGCGGCGTTGTCCGCGACGTTGGCCCATGCCGTCGCGCGGTACATCAGGTTCACGATCGAGTTGCAGGTTGCCGTTGACTTAGGCATGGGGCGTTACCATCCAGAAGGAAAATAAGAATTGCCCGTTCCGCTGCCGGACGGGGCGACGATCCACTTCAACCCGGTGGCCTCCGCAGAGTCCGCCGACAACACATAGCCGTTGGTTCCGACGGCCAGGCGCGCCGCGGTGTTGGCGCCCGTGCCGACCACGAGGTCTCCCTTGGCATCCCACAGCGTATCCGTTGCGACGTCGCCCCCGGTGGGCGCAGCGATCCACTTGAGGCCCGTTACCTCCGCGGAATCCGCCGCTAGCACGTAGCCGTTAGTCCCGACCGCGAGGCGCGCGGCCGTGTTGGCGCCCGTGCCGACGGCGAGGTCGCCTTTCGCATCCCACAGCGCGTCGCTGCTGACGGCGCCACCGCCGCCCAGCGGGTCGTACAGCGCGTCCGCTTCCGCCTGCGTCAGGTAGACCGGGTGCGGGTTGGCGGCGGCTTCGTGCGCCGCCAGATCGCCCGACGATCCTGCGCGCTTCAGCCACAGCGCCAGCTCGGGCGAAATGCCGAAGTTACGCGCGCCCTTCACGCCCTCTCCGTTCCGGCCAGCGCGATCTGCGCGTGGATGTCGTGGACGAACTGCCGCACCGCCTCGACCGCCGCGTACTCGGTGTGCGGCGCGTTGACCGGGATGCGCTTGTGCAACAGGCGCGCGTCCCAGTCGGCCAGCAGCTTGGCGCCGGCGGGGGAGTGCACGAACGCGGCGACGTACAGCTTGGCGTAGTCGATCGCGTCGTTGCGCAGCTGCGCCTGCAGCCCATCCGTGTTCAGGAAGTCGTCCATCAGCCGCCTCCCACCAGGCCCATCGCCGCCTGCGGGTCGGCCTGCGCGACCTGCGCGACCTGCTGCGCCGCTTGCTCGGCGAGCGCTTTGCGCTCATCCGGCGAACGCACCAGGCTCATGTCGAGGCCGGTCTTACGCGCCACCCAGGCCGGGATGTCTTCGGTCTTGAGGCCCATGTTCAACACGTTCGGGCCGTAGGGCGCGCACGTCGCCGTGGTCGTCTGCAGCGCCATCACGTCCTCGTTCTCCTGCGACCGGGCGAACGGCGAGGTGTAACGGATGCTGATCTCGCGGCCGTCGACCTTGAACTTAGGCAGCAACCCGCGACCCTGCAGGATGCTCACGCCGCGGGCGATGATCTTGGCCAACAGCTCGGACTGGATGCGTGCGAACTCGCCGTTCATGGCCCACAACCGATT